TGCTGCAGGTGCTAAAGAGTTTGAAGTTGACGGTAAGAAATATACTGTTAAAGAAGACATCAACATGAATGTTTCAGCAGTTGGTGAAGAAGATGTTGTTAACCTAATCCGCAAACTAAGTGGTATGGAAGCTATCAAGACAGTGACTGATAAAATTTCTGCTATGACTGGCGAAGCATGCCCAGCATGCGGTAGCACAGACTGTGGCTGTGAAGAAGAATTAGACGAACAGCAAAGCAATCATAATGTTATCAACAGAATGAAACGTGACGTTGAAAATCTAAACACACCACGTGAAGACTATGCGGCAGCTGATATCACAACAATGACTGGTACTGGTTTAGACAAGAAGAAAACAGAAATTGAGTTCGCTCCACCAATTGGTGATAATCCACTACAAGCTAAAAAGAAACATGGCGAGATTGGTGAAGGTGCTCTTTGGAAACAGTACGAAGACATGTTAAACGAAATCACAAAATAACGTGAAAACTCTACTAGATTATATCAAGATCATAGAAGAGGGCTACGGTGCTCGTGCTCCAGCTGACAGCGACAGTCCTCTTACCCATGCTGGTTTCCGTGAATCAGCTGATATCTTAAGTCAAGATGATTTCAAGAACGAACGTGGCAATTTGTACGACAAACTAGCCAACGAAAAAGATCCAAAGATTATAGAGTATTTGAAACAAGAACTTGCCAGTTTAGAAAAATTATATCCACAGTACAAATAATATGAAGATCAAAGAAATTATCGCAGAAGACGTAGCTGCTAATCCTAAAGGATTACAAAAGGATCAGGTATCCAGCATCAAAGGTGCTATTAGCATGCCTGGTATCAGCAGTAATAAAAGCAATGGCAATCCATACCAACAGTATCGTTTTGGGTTAGCGTTAGGAGTCGCTGATGGTAAGAAAGGTGGCAAAATGCCAGTTGCAGGTCCATTCGCTGGTGACCCACTGTTGCTTACCTACACTGATGAAGAATATGATATGATCAAAGATGCTGCAGAAATGACAGATGCAGGACCAGTTAATAAGATGAGTGACACTAGAAGCAGAGAAGCAGATGATGTACATAGAGCCAGCCCAGTGCCACACAACTCTGGTGCTAAAAGGAAGAAGAAATAATGGATGAATTAGAACAACTCAAATACATGGCAGGCTTGAGCGGTAACAATCAAGGCAAGCTAGTGGAATACAAAGGTCCAGAAACACCAACACGCACAGGTGGTAGCAACCCTAGTATCACTGCCATGGAAAAAATCAACTACCAAAATGAACACAATGTACAACCTGGTACTGCTGAGTGGTTTAGATTGTGGTTCTCCCTCCCCAAACTTACGGGCGAAAAACCCTGGTAATTGTAATACCCAATCCTTGCCAAGATAAGTAATAGTATGGCAAAACCTGATCTAGTAATAGTTAAAAAAGCCCATCAGAAAGAAGCATTCACTGAAGAGCAGATCCGCGAGTTCGCAAAATGCGCAGATCCCGTCACAGGTCCTGAGTATTTTATGAGTCACTATTTCTATATACAGCATCCTGTTCGTGGACGTATGCTATATGAACCATTTGACTATCAGAAACGCCTAATACATACCTATCATAACTATCGCTTCAGCATATCGCTAATGCCACGGCAAACAGGCAAGTCCACCAGTGCCGCAGGTTACCTGTTATGGTATGCCATGTTCATACCTGACAGCACCATCCTAATCGCCGCACACAAATATTCAGGCTCACAGGAGATCATGCAACGTATACGTTATGCTTATGAAAGCGTGCCAGACTACATACGTGCAGGTGCTGTCAGCTATAACAAAGGCAGTATTGATTTTGACAATGGCAGCAGAATCATATCAGCCACGACAACAGAAAATACAGGACGAGGCTTGTCAATATCATTACTTTACGCAGATGAGTTTGCTTTCGTCCGCAGTACCATTGGTCGTGAGTTTTGGACTTCAATCAGCCCCACACTGGCAACTGGTGGTAAATGTATCATCACTTCAACGCCTAACAGCGATGAGGACCAGTTTGCTACCTTATGGAAAGGTGCTAACAAACAGTTTGATGAATTTGGTAACCCTACTGAGCTAGGCATTAACGGGTTTAAAGCATTCCGCTCATATTGGAATGAACATCCTGACAGAGATGAGCAATGGGCTATCCAACAGCGGGCACAGCTAGGTGATGAGCGTTTCCGCCGTGAGATGGACTGTGAATTCATCATCTGGGATGAAACACTGATCAATCCAAGTTTCTTGATTGAAATGGATGGCTTAGATCCTATAGAACGCCAAGGGCAGGTTCGTTGGTACAAAAAGCCAGAACCTAATTATACCTATGTGGTAGCACTGGATCCTAGCCTAGGTACAGGCGGAGATCCAGCTGGCATACAGGTATTTGAATTGCCTACATTCAAACAAATAGGCGAATGGCAACACAATCGTACTCCTATACAACAACAGGTGGGTATCCTGACAGAAATCACCAAATATCTAGCAGAAATAGTGCCCAATACCAGCATCTATTACAGCGTTGAAAACAACACAGTAGGCGAAGCGGCATTGATAAGTATCAGCGAAATTGGCGAAGAAAACATACGTGGTATATTCCTAAGCGAACCCAAACGCATGGGTGGTGGTGGAAGACGTTATCGCAAGGGATTTAACACTACAAATTCAAGTAAAATATCAGCTTGTGCTAAACTTAAAAATCTAATAGAAAGCCGCAGAATGACAGTCGTCAGCCGTCCGCTGATATCAGAACTAAAAACATTTGTAGCCCACGGTGCTAGCTATGCGGCTAAACCAGGTGAAACTGACGATCTAGTTATGAGCTTGATATTGATAGTACGCATGGCACAGATGCTGCAGAGCTTTGATAGCCAGCTGGATCTCAAAATGAAAGACAGCCTAGAAGACATCGTAGAGCCAATGCCGTTCTTTATCACTTAAAGATAAATAGTTATATGAGAGAAGTTAACAAAATCGCAGAAAGTCTATTTGAAAAAATCCGTGATCGTTTTGAGGATGTCAGCTTAGGTGACGAAAATGCTAAAGCTACCAGTGATCCTGAAAAAGCACGTTTTTTCAACTTTGATTATGTAGTAGATGGTGAAAACCATGGTAACATCACCATGAGTTTGATTGACGAAACGTCACTGAAAGTCTACTTCAGCAAGAACATCACGGACGGTTTATCAGAGCATGAAAAGAAACATTGGTATAAATTCTTGCGTGAACTGCGTGAATTTGCCAAACGTAATCTGTTAAGTTTTGAACCCCGTGATATCACACGTTCAACACTAAAACATCGCGATATCGCACAACAAAGCAAAGCTGATGCTACATACGACAAAGATGAAGTCATTGGCGAAAGCAAACTATATGGTACCAGCAAGTCCAGCTATCAAAAGTTTGGGCCTGCACGTATTATCGTACGTCATAAAGCTCCAGTAGTTGATGAAATGACAGGTGCACGCAGCCGTCATATCAACAGTATCTATGTTGAAAATTCAGAAGGTGAACGCTTCAAGATGCCATTCAAGAGCTTGACAGGTGCACGTGCCATGGCACGCCATGTGTCAGCTGGTGGTACTCCACATGATGATTTAGGCAAACACATCTGCGAAATGGCGATGGAATGCACGAAACTTAAACCATTCATGAACAATGTACGCCGTCGTACATTTGAAGATAGTGAAACACAGTCAATGGTCGAGGCAGCATTTGAATATCATGGTTTACTAAACAATACTCTCAAACGCATGAGTGGCAAGAAAGGTTATACTCGTTGCAAAGAACAATTTGTCGCTACATCAACCAGTTACATTCCAGAAGATGAAGCCAACTTAGATGAAATGAAAGAACGCTTTATCAAGCGTGTGTTCAATGAAAAAATGACAGATGCACTACCATTAGTATACAAGGCTTATGATATGAAAAAGAACAATAAATTTACAGAACAATTTGAAAGCTGGGCTAACAATATAGCAGAAGGCTCTTGGGCACTGCCAAAAACACCTGATGATCAAGACCAGCTGATTGAACTATTAAGCCAAGAATTGCCAGTGGGTGTTGATGCACAAAACGCTACCAATGCGCTATACAGCATCTTTGGTGATGATATATTATTTGATAAGCTAGGAGAATTGGCTGCGGTAGATCCTAAAGCAGATGCACGTGATACAGTCATGGATCGCCTACAGGATCTCAATCCAACCATGTATCAAGCTATCTTAGATGAACTTGGTGATCCTGATAAACCAGCGGAACCAGGTGAAGAACAAGAAATTGATGAAGGTGCCATGGGTGAACTACATGCAGAATTATCAGACAAGTATAATGAACTAGCACCAAAAATTGAAAAATATAAAGATGCCGCAGGCGCAGAACATCTGTATAAAGAACTAGCAGCTATCGCTAGGCAACATGGCGCATCAGAAGAATTTGACCGCATGTGTCGCGGTGCTAGGAACAGTGCGCATGCAGATTATGATACTAACCCAGGCGGATTTGAAAATTGGTTTTGGTATCTAGGTTTAGGTGATGCTGTAGATGAAGGTAACACATATGGCTCAGGTGATGGCGGTATGGACGGTGTGGTATACGAAGAACGCGATATAGATGACGACGAACAGGTATGTGTTTACTGTGGTGAACCACGCGATGACAAACTTGGTTGTTGTGATGAAAACCATTGGGAAACCAAAAAAGAGTTTGATAACAATATGAATGAAGACAAAGAAGAATGTAAATACTGCGGTGGTGACTGTCCACACGATGAAGAACATGCTTGCGACGGTTATCTAGGTGACATTGACGACTTATACAAAGATCAAGTAAAAGAAGATGAAGAAGATGACGGTGGCTTTGAAGCCATACAATCAGCTATCATCCGCAGGATAGCACACAATCATCACGAACTATTAATGAAACTAGGTCCAGATGGCGTATTAGAAGCGGCACGTGAAATAGCAGAATTTGCTGCACCTGTTGAAGAAATTGGTAGCAGTGACATCAGTGGTTGGGTTCGTAGGATTGAACGCGACGCTGGTATTGAACAAGAACACAGTGACCTACACGAAGCATTTGAACGAGCATTGAACGAAGATGTAGTCAACGTAGGCGATATCATAAGAAATCGTGCTCAACCAGAAATTTCAGGCAAAGTACTCAGAGCTGAAGGCGAAAATTATATCATCCAAGTTGACAGTGACGAATATCACATTGCAAAAGTTAACGCAGAAGTAGTTAAAAAATTCAATGCGCCAAATTTAGAAGAAACAGACAGTAGATTTATGGCATGGTTAAAACCGTTAATTGGCAAAGAAGTTTATATTCCAGCAGAAGGCACGATGGCTACGATCTTAGGACCTAGCCCAAATACAAAACTTCCAACAGCTATACAAGCTAAATTAAAAAATGGGCAAGTAGTTACCACAGCACCAGGCTTATTTAATGATACTAAACCAGGACCATTACAACAATGGATAGACAAAGGCAAAGCATTGACAGGTTTCGTCCAAACAGTCCCTAGTGTGGCACAATCTTATGGCAAAGTACCAGGTCCTATGGACAATTTATATAAACAAGATTGGTCAAGTGTTAAAGAAGATATGAAAAAACTAGCAGGTTTAAAATAAGATACAATATCATAAGACAAAGGCACTTTTATAGTGCCTTTTCTTTTGGCTGATAAGTAAGAATATGCATCCATTGGAAATATTTTTCTGGCAAAAAGTTAATGCCTTTGATTACCATACTCGATTTAAAACTCTATTAGAATTAGAAGATGTTCTAGTAGTTAATTTTGATTGTCAATTTGAAAGAGATTATGGAATAAGAGGCATGGACCAATTAATTTATCAGTTACATAAACGTGGACAAGATAAAAGATTTTTATTTTTGTCTGAAGATGGAGCAAATTTACAATTATCTGGTGCAGTTGAAGTAATTAAAAATATCGTTAATTGTTTTAATCTTAACGCAGATACCTGTGCTGTTATCTGCAGAGAAACCCTTGAGATACCTAACGTTACTGTAATTAACAAAGAATCTATACCTCATTGGTGTGGATTATTATACCCAACTATAAAAAATATAGATATACCTCAAGGCCCATTTAGTAAAAAATTTGCTATATGGTTTCACCGTGGTACATTTTATAGATTATTAATAACCAAACATCTCAAAGAATATTATCCCAATGATAGTTTTATTTCATATCAAGAATCTGGTATGTTATGTGATTGGCAATTAAAGAATTATTTTACAGATGAAATTACTTGGGCTGATGCGAATACTCCAATAGTATATGATCAATTATTCCCTAAGAGAGTTTATGATCATGAGATGATAGTAGGTGATAGTCGTAAACCCTATAATGATTATTTTTTAGAAATTATAGTAGAAACAGACTGTATATCTACATCTTGGATAACAGAAAAAACAATTAAAAATTTATACATAGGTAAACCATTTATTGTAATGAGTGGCGCAGGCACATTAGAAAAGATACGTAGCTTTGGATTTAAAACATTTAGCCCATGGATAGATGAAAGTTATGATTCAATTACAAATAACTACAAAAGATTTGAAGCAATTAAACATGAAATTGATAAAATTAGCCAATTATCACATATTGAGATACAACAATTAAACAACGAATTAAAATCAACGGTTGAATATAATAGACAACAATATATGCAGATAGTGGCCAACGAATTAAAATATACAGGACTATCAGGAAAATATAGGCCAAAATAAAATGCCAAAAATACTATTAGCTGGAGATAGTTGGGGGATAGGGGTCTTTTCTGGAGCTGGAGATAACTATGGACCTACTGGAGAAGGCATACAGTCTATATTAGAAAGTATAGGGCATACAGTAGTCAATATTAGTCAAGGCGGTGGTAGTAACTGGTTAATGATAGATCGATTACAAGGGAAGTGGTATCACACTGGAAATTCAATGTACGGCACGTTTCTTGATAAAAAAATAGATTTTGATTTAAATTCTATAGATCATATGATATTTTTACAAACAGATATATTCAGAGAAAAATATCTTTATGTAAAAAAGACACCCAAAGATTTACACACTCAATGGAAAGCATTAGATCAACAATTTGTAAATTCATTAACTAATTGGCCATCAATCCAAGCAATCATTGATGACTATTTCATTGGATTTTATTCTAAATTAAACAGTATAGCAGTTGAACATAAAATCAAAGTACTATGTGTGGGTGGTTGGAGCCAACTACATCCTAGCATAACTAATTATTCAAATCTTGTTTCTGTTGTACCTAGTGCAACCAAATTACTAATACCAGAACTTAAACAAGATGGCTACCTAAGTGACCCAGAATGGTTTGGCCAATTGGATAAAGAAGAACTGTTTATGAAAAAATTTGGTAATGAATTCAAACAACTTGCCATAGACAATGCAAATAAATTAAATTTAATCTATAGGATTTGGAAAGAAGTACACCCACCAATTCAAGGATACCAACAGATAGTAGATGTGCTTTTACCACATTTGGTTAAAAAAGTTTGAAAATAAGTCTTGCGAGATAAATAATATTAGCGTATTATGTAAAGATGCATAACACGTTTAGGCATATTTTAAGACCAACTTAAGGAGAAGTAAACATGGCAACATCATTAGCAGAAATCCGTGCAAAATTACAAGCACAAGAAAACCGCGGCACAGGCGGCAATTCACAACAAGGCGGCGACAACGCTATCTACGCACACTGGAACATCGCAGAAGGGCAAAACGCTCGTATCCGTTTCCTTCCAGACGCAGACACAAAAAACACATTCTTCTGGGTAGAAAGAGCAATGATCAATTTACCATTTGCTGGCGTTAAAGGTCAAGCAGACAGTAAACCAGTCACAGTTCAAGTACCTTGCGTTGAGATGTGGGGTGAAGCATGTCCAATCTTAGCAGAAGTCCGCACATGGTTCAAGGACCAAAGTCTAGAAGAAATGGGTCGTAAGTATTGGAAGAAAAGATCATACTTGTTCCAAGGCTTTGTGCGTGAGAATCCACTAAAAGATGACAACACACCTGCAAACCCAATTCGCAGATTTATCATCAGCCCACAGATTTTTAATCTAGTGAAAGCTGCATTGTTAGATCCAGAACTAGAAAACTTACCAACAGACTATCAAGGTGGTTTAGACTTTACAGTTACTAAAACAAGTAAAGGTGGTTATGCTGACTACAGCACTTCAAAATGGTCACGCAAAGAATCTGCACTAACAGCAGAAGAAGCAGCAGCCATTGAACAGTTTGGTTTATACAACTTGAAAGATTTCTTACCTAAGAAACCAAGTGATGTAGAACTTAAAGTGATCAAAGAAATGTTTGAAGCTTCAGTAGATGGTCAAGCATATGACACAGATCGTTGGGGTAACTATTACAAACCAAGAGGTATAACAGTAGTTACTACCAATGCGTCAACTGACAGTGCGCCAGCTACAGCATCAGCTGAACCAGCAGTGCATGAAGATGATGGTGCAT